CGCCAAGTCGGTTCCACGCTTCTTATCTTTCGTCCACGTCGAAAGTTCCTCCACCAGAGCGAGCGTTTTCCAGTTCGCGGTCAAAGTGGGGAGGCGAAGCGACCCTGATCGGACAACCGGAGGGATCAACGCTTCCAAACCGAGGTTCTCATCCAGTTTGTTGCGGCTTGTCGTATGCGGAATCACCATCACCTCACGGGATGCCTGCCAGCGACGCACAAAATCGTGTGCCAACAAGAACCTTTGAGCAGCATTGATCTCAACGATGATGTGCGACACCGGATATCCCATCGTGTCGGCCCGCTGCACCCAATCTTCAAGAATCCCGGTGTACCTGCCGGTCGACAGGTCAAAGCCGAGGAGTTCTTCGGCGGTTAGTTTGACTCGTTCCAAGTCCACAACATGATACAAACCGAGATCAGGTTGGACAACAGTCCAGATCACACCCCAAAAGTTCGCTGGTGACGGGTCAACCGAGATGATTGACACCCACGGCTGCCGTAAGAGAGGTGGCAGGTAGCCGGGTTGCCGGTCACGATCAATACAACCCGTATAAAACACGCCGTCAGACCCTGCGCCACCCGTCAACATGACCCGCTCAACCAGCTGATAGTCGGTATCAATATCTTCCTGCTGGTACACAACCCGAAATTTGGTGGGTTGGTTGTGTTTGATGAACGACAAGTCTTTCCACGGGAGACGCACCGGATCAAGAAGTGGGCCTTCCGGCCACGCTTTCGACCCCTTCGACCGTGACTTCGGGCCGGAATCCAACTCGTCGTAATACGCCCGATAGGTGATGTGATGATACTTCTGCTTTTTTACCGGGTCACGCAGTTGTTCCTCCACGGTCGCATCCTCACCGGACGCTTCACCCCAATCCTCAATGTCGTCGTAGGTGACCTTGTTGAGACAATGGGCGTACAGGTCGCCGGGGCCAAGCCGCTGACCGATCACCGCCACCAAACCACCCGGATCGCAACGAGCCTCAGCCATCGAATCCCACCGTTCCAACAGGCGGTCACGCGCAACAGACTCTTTCGAATTCTCCGGTGACGCTACGTCGTCAAACAAGCAGAGATCGGCACGATGACCAATGAACTCCGAATCAATACCGTACGCCGACACGGTGGGTTCCTTGTTGTCCAACCCGCCGAACCCCATCTGCTCAACAATGAACTCCTCCGCACGCCACAACGAACCGGAAGCGGTCGGTTTGAACCTGCCGTAATCCTGCGCCAAACAACCCTCAGCATCAACCGCCAACCCCTTACGCACCAACTCGGGATCAACAGTCAAACGGGTGGGCCGTTCAAGAGTTTCGCGGATACGACGCGAATACATTTTCGCCAACGTCTGCGAAATCGAGCCATACAAGACGCGAATACCACGGTTACGAACAATGCACCACACCGCAACATCGTGAAACAGAGTGGATTTGCCTGCACCCGGAGGACAGTTCAAAACAAGAAACTCTTTCTCCTCCGACTCCAAATATTTCACGATCCGATATGCGGCCTCAACCTGCCACGGCGACGGCACACGACCTAGATAGACACGCCGAAAATAATCGAAATCATCCCAACCACGTTTCGCACGTTCCGACAACCGCTCATACGGAATAACCGGAGGCAACTCTGCGATCTCATCAAGGTTTGCCCGCAACTTGTCCAACGACTTGCCGGAACGGTTCGCTTTATGGCTCGCAGTCTGCTCCGCAAAATCGGCAGCCTTCAACTCGACTTCAAGTTTGCGGCGTTTCGCATCCCACTTCTGGCCGGTGTTGTAATGAATCCCGGCGATCTTGCATGCTTCGGTGATCGAGATACCAGCAGCGCGAGCTTCCCAAAAACGAATTTTATCTTCGTTCGGAACGAACCGTCTGCCTGAGTTTTGGTTACCTGTCATGGTGTTCCCATTGTAAAGTGAAACGCCCGCCCCATGCTTGGCATCGGACGGGCGTTTCGGTGTGGGGGAAAGTGACGTGCCGGAGAAGAACAACAGCCCGTCAAGATCAGAATAGCACCTTGCACACCGAAACACAAGGTGGTAGATTGAAACCGTAGCGGGAAGCAAGGAACAGAGATGAGCGCAGAAGCATCAAGCTTCGTATGGCGATACTCGCCGTACACCGGAACCAAATTTGCGATCCACCTCGCCATCGGTGACGTAGTGAACGACACCAACGACAACCTGTTCTGGATGGCCACCCGAACCCTCGCCCAGAAAACCCGGTCGAACCGGCGAACCGTCCAACGAGTCATCGACGAAATGGTGACGGACGGATATCTAGAAGCTGTCAAAGCCGCCACCCAACACCGCCCAGCCGTCTATCGGTTTATCCACAAGACCGGCCCGATGGTGTGGGGTGACGAACCCAGAGGCGACATTTCGTCCCTCAGGGGCGACATTTCGTCCCCCAGAGGCGGTCATAGACCGCCCGAACTAAATATAACTAAACATGAACCCAAACCTTCTTCATCATCTGACGATGATGGATTCAACAAGTTCTGGGCCGAATACCCCCGGAAGGTAGGAAAAGGCACCGCTCGGAGAGCATGGAAAACCGCGATCAAAAAAACTGATCTGGACACCATCCTCGAAGCCACCCTCACCTACCGGCTCAGCTGCTCCAAAGAAACCCAATACGTTGCGCACCCGGCAACATGGTTGAACGGTGAACGATGGGCCGACAACCAAGAATCGTTGCACACTACAACTAAACCTGAACCCCCGGTTTGGGTACCGTGCGGTTCTTGTCAGAACGGGTGGATTGAAACAGACGACAACCGGCTAGCCCCCTGCCCCTGCACCAAAGGAGTGTTATGAAAGCAACAATTCTTGTTGGCGATGTGCTGACCCGCATCAAAGAAATCCCCGATAACAGCATCCAATGTTGTGTTACCAGCCCCCCGTATTGGGGACTTCGAGACTACGGAACCGCCACATGGTTGGATGGCGACGCTGAGTGCGATCATCTGGGTAAACCAATGGCAACAAAAGCAAACATCAACCGTAATTGCGGAACCGGCAACGACATAAAAAACGCTTCCGCGCGTGAGTTCTTCAAGGACGTATGCGGAAAATGTGGAGCAAAACGTATGGATTTGCAGTTGGGTTTGGAACCGACACCGGAAGCGTACGTTGAGAACATGGTGGCTGTGTTCCGTGAAGTGCGCCGCATCTTGAAAGATGACGGGGTGCTATGGCTGAACCTCGGAGACTCGTATTCGGGAAGCGGCAAAGGAGCTTACGGAGACGGCGTGGTTCGACTGTCTGACAAATCCCCCAAACAAGCAACCTCGCGGGGTACGACCGAGGGTGTATTCGTGAAACAGGACGCTGGCCTGAAACCGAAAGACCTTGTTGGTATCCCGTGGCGTGTCGCGTTTGCACTCCAAGCAGATGGCTGGTGGCTACGCCAAGACATCATCTGGCACAAACCCAATCCCATGCCGGAATCCGTCACCGACCGATGCACCAAAGCACACGAATATTTGTTCATGCTCACCAAATCGGCTCGGTACTATTTTGATAACGAAGCAATAAAAGAACCCGTCAAGCAAGATTGGGGAACTCGCAATCGTGAAAACGGCAAATACCACAATGACGGCACAGGACTCACGCCTCATTCAGGGCTAGAAAAATCTTACAGCACGGCTAATAAACGATCGGTTTGGTCAATTACCACCAAACCATTCCGAGGCGCACACTTCGCAGTCATGCCCGAAGCCCTTTGCGAACCCCCCATCCTCGCCACCAGCCAACCCGACGACCTCGTATTCGACCCATTCACCGGATCAGGAACCGTCGCCACCGTCGCCCTCCGACACCGACGCAACTACATCGGCATCGAACTCAACCCCGAATACACCCAAATCGCATACGACCGCATCAGCCAAGACCAACCAATGCTCAACGAAGTAGAAACCCCATGAACCCCAGAACCGACACCCTCCACAAAGCCGAACAACTCATCAACGGCGACCGCAACAACCAATACGGCCCACCCACCCAAGACTTCACCCGCACCGCCCAACTCTGGGCCGCATACCTCGAACACCCCATCCACCCCCACGACGTAGCCGCCCTCATGTGCCTGTTGAAACTCTCCCGAATCGCATGGCAACCCGAAAAACACGACTCATGGATCGACCTCGCCGGATACGCCGCCTGCGGCTACGAAACCACCCTAAACTCCTGACATGAGCTGGAACGAACAAGACGCAACCATCATCGAACTACAAACCGCACTCATGCGCTACCAAACAATCATCGACGAACTCAAAGACGAAAACGACGACCTCATCGACCAGTTAGCCGACAACGACGAACGCATCTACGAACTCGAATCCCACCCCTACCGCTACCATCGGCTAGCCGCCACCCTCGGAATCATCACCCTCATCCAAACCATCAACCTGTTGATCTGCCTCCTATGAAATGGGCCGGAGACAACATCATCGATCACATGCTCGACACCATCCGCGACTGGAAAACCCAATCCCAACAATGGGAACAAACCGCCAAACAACTAGCCGACAGCCTCAAAACAGAACCCTGCACCCCCAAACAACAAGAAGCCCTCACCAACTACACCCGGCAAACCCGCCGCAAATACCGAAACAAAAAATAGGCCAAACGGCCCACTCGAAACCAAGCTCCCAACTGCTACAATCGATACCACAACCGATCAAAACTTCGGACAGCGTACCCTCGTTGCACAGGGCGGGCTTCACACACGGAAACGTGGGTAGACCCCCCATGCCCCAGACGGCCCAAACCAACGGCACACAGGCAATAAGCGGGGGAGCAGGCAAGCGCAAGCACCAACAACAAACTCGACATGAGCCGTGTCACAAAACAAAGGCCGGGAATCCGACAGAGGCAACCGGATGGGTGGCCTAAACACTCTTTATCTTCCCCCCCTACGGTGCGACACCCCACACGCACGCAACACACCAAACAAAACCACACACACCAATAACAAGTAATATCTACCTCCCCGGCGTGGGTGGCTCGGCACACCCCCAGTTCGCCGTGCTACGGACTCGATTGCAGGGTGCAATAGTTGCATAGTGCAAGCGAGCTGACATAATGGATGTTATGGGCGGCCTTCCTACCCCCTAAACCCCCCGGATTGCGGCAACCGAACCCCCGCTACCGCCGTCGATCTCGTCGCCGATCTCGTCGCCGGTGCCGACCGATCAGGGTTCCGGGCGCGGGGATGTCGGCGGTATCGCGCCTATCGGTTTCGGTGATAGGTGGGTATCTCAAAGAATGTTGGCGGTTGGTGATTGACATAGTTCCGGGTGTCGGGTAGTTTCGGGGTGTCGTCGGTCGTGGGGATCGGCGCGGGAGAGAAGGGTAGGGTGTGATGGTTCGTATCAGTCAGAACCGCGAGCAACGGCGCGACGCGTTGCGTATGGTGAACTATGGTGCCGACCCGTGGGAGACAGTCTTGCGTTCGTTCGTGTGGCGTTCGTGGGCTGCGTACGATGACTCGCCGACGGCGGAGCAATGGCGTGAGATCGGCAGGATCAATGGGGTGGTCGTCCGATAACGGGTGGCACGGTGACCCTGCCCGTTGGGGCTTGCGAGGTTCGATACCTCGGCAGGGTGCTAGGTGGTCTCCCGGCCTACAACGGGGAGAGAATGGGAGCTAAGTCATGAGTATTGCGGATTATTCCCGCGCGTATGAGATCGCGCGCGAGCATGGGGACGCGCTTGTCGTGTTCGAAGAATGGATGGATGAGTTAGGCGATGTTTCGCGCGGTGACCTTGCCGACTGGGACGACGACGACGACCGCCGGGAGATCGTGCGGGCGGCTCTTGCGTGGATGATCGATCATGGCGCGGATGATCTCACGTGGCAGGCGTTCGTGGATCATGCGCTAGACATCGAGATCACTGGCACGTTTAGCGAGGGTGAATGGTCGGTGTCGGATGTTGCGCTGCTTGTGTCGTATGGCGGGCCGAACGTCCGGTATCGGGTGCATGGTCTCGGTACTGTCCGTGTGTCGGTCGCGTGGGGTTCGGATGTTTCGGAATACGTGGTTGATTCTGGCCTTGCCGACTACCTGAATGACCTTGCCGACGATCTTGTAGCGGGTGCGCGATGACCGCGCGGCGTGAATGGCAGGCGGGCGGTGTGTCGTGGCGCGTAAACGGCGAGGGCGCGCTAGTAGCTACGTGGTGGCCGAACGATGCCTACCTTGTAACGCGTACGTTCTACGGTTACACCCGGCGCGAGGCGACGCGGTTGGTGGCGGATCTTCGGCGGGGCGGTGTCGCATGATCGGCGCGGACTGTTTCGATGAGTTCCTAGCACCGTGCCGGACGGTTACGGGTTGGTCGGTGTCGGCGGTTCTACTGATCGGCGGGTGTGCGATCGTGGCAGTTCTCGCGATCGTGCGGGCGGTTCGGCGGCATAGGTAGCGGTGAGTGTGGCCGGTGGCGGTTCACCCGGTTCGATTCCGGGCCACACGCGAGGGTTCCCGACCCCTACAAGATCGGGAGAATAGGAAACATGAAATGGAAACGATGAGAGAAACGGATACGCTTGCCGTATTCGGCGGGCCAATCCCGGTGAAACAAGCGGTCGGCATTATCGGCGCGGTAGCGTCAATCGCTAGCAAGGATAACACACGCGGGATTCACACGGGCGTTCACGTAGAACGCGATACGGACGGCGGGGTTATTCTGACCGCTACGGACGCGTACCGGTTGCTATCGGTGACCGTGCCGGGTGTGGCAGGCTCTACGTTTGATCCGTTCACGTTGCACGGCAAAGAACTAGTTGCAACGGCAAAGAATGTCGGCAAGGGTAAGCACGCGCTTATGTTGTCGGCTAACGGGTCGGATTACGTTCACGTATTCGGGCATAGCGGGCATGAGTCTGAAAGCTACGGTTCTGTTCCGGTGTATGCGGGAACCTTCTCGAACTATCGCGGGCTATTCGACAGTGCAGAAACTAATCCGGTGTGGCCGGACTCAACCGAAACAGTACGGGTGAACCCGGAACTATTTAGCGGTCTGTTTGACGCGTGCGCGACGATTAGCGGCTATTCGGATCGGCCTAAGGGCGCGCCGATGCCGTCGGTGGACATCGTGAGAATGTCGGCTAGCAAGGTGACGGTTATTAGCGGGTCTGCCGCTAACGGTGTCACGTATCGCGGGTTGATTATGCCGCTACGTAAGTAGTCGGTTGCCGTGGCCCCGGTTCGGCGGGCAGGCGGGTTCGATTCCCGGCCACGGACTACCGGACATCCGTCCGGCGTAGACAAGGGAGAGTCAGAATGAGAACGTATCAGAACACGTGCGAGAGTTGCGGCGCAACGATAGCGGCGATGACAGAGGCGGAACCGGGGACGGCGTTATGTTTCCCGTGTGCCAACGGATCACTCGCGGAACCGAACCTAGTGTTTGTCGGGTTGGATACTGAAACGATCGATGACGCGTTGCAAGGGGTCGTGCTTGATCTCGACGCGTTCGGGTTCGTCCCGGACGGCGACGACTATTTCGACGATTCGCGGATCGTTGATTACGCGTCGCACCACGGTGTCCCGGTGGCCGATCTATGGGCGGCGTATGAGTGGCGGGCCTTGCTTGCACGTACCGGGATTCTCGCCGACGTGGAAAGCTACATTGAGAACGCGCACGCCGACGCGTACGCGATTCACGCGACACTCGACTAATGCGCCGCCGATTGCGGCGGGTTCCGATCGTGGGGCGGGCCATCCGTATC